TCATTAAATACATGATTATACATAGGAGCAGCGGTTTCTGCTGACCATGAAGTACCATTATAACTTTCAACAGTATTTAACCTACCAGATGGAGAATAATAACCCGCTATTTGCAATGTATCATTTGTAGTTCCTACCATTCCTTGATATCCCTTAGCAGAAGGGATTGCAGTTTCAGATGCCCAACTAGTACCATTATATTGTTCATGACATGTTCTATATGTAGGAGTAGTGTACCCACCAGTTCTAACAGCTGCATTTTGTGTTCCTGTTCCTCTAGTAGCATAAAGAGCATAAATATTATTACCACCAGTACTCCAAGAAGATCCATCCCATTCTTCAGTAGCACTTGTATATGATGGATTATTATAACCACTAAATATTACCGCCGAATTTTCTGATTCTCCAGCCCCTCCTCCTCCTTGTCTAGAAGTAGATATTGAAGATATAGTATTATAAGTACAAATTGTTAACCCACTTCCTCCTTGTTGAGGGATTACTGGTGTTTCACACCATACATAAGTTCCAGTAGTGGAAGGATAACTACCAGGATATCCTCCTGCTCCAACAACAGAAGTGCTAGTTTGACTTGTTCCCTGGGATCCATATCTATTTGTTGGTCCATTAGGTCCTGTTGACCATGAGGTACCATTATATGTTTCAGTCCAAATATAATTAAAACTAGGCCAAGAAGCAGGCACTGCGGCATGTCCTAAAAAGGAAGCATTTACAGTTCCGGCACCTTGAGCATATCCTCTACCATTATTTAAACAAGCACCAGCTGACCATGAACTTCCATCCCATATATAGTGATCACATCTACCTGGGGACCATGAAGGTGCTTTATATCC